AGTTCACGGCGCTTGATTGCCAGAGCAGCAACAAATTCAAGTTGCTCCGCCTGTTCTTCAGCGGCGGCTTTTGCTGCTTCCGCTGCCGCAACGCTTGCCTCACGAGCATCTTGCGCCGCCCAGATTTGGGTTTGCAAGCCACGCAGCGTTTCATCTATTGACGCAAGCTCTAATTCACGGCGCTGAACTAGTGCCTCTGTTGAATTGCCCAGTGCTTCAAGCAGGTCAATTTCTAACGAGCGGCGGTCACGGGCCAGCGATATTGCCGCTTCAGCAATGCGTTGCGCTTCTTCCGCAGCCTTTTGCTGTGCTTCTGCAAGTTGCTGCGTAGCTATAGCAGCATCTTGTGCTGCCCAGATTTGCAACTGTAGACCACGCAATGTTTCATCAATTGCTTCCAGTTCCATGACACGGCGTGCAGCAAGGGCTTCAGTTGAATTACCCAGTGCATCCATCAGGTCAATTTCAAGCACCCTACGGCGCTGCGCTAAGTCAAGCGCATCTTGGGCAACCTTCAAGCCTTCTTCAGCTATCTTAGCAGCCTCTGCATCAGCCGCAGCCTTTGCCTGTGCCGCCCAGATTTGCATTTTAATGGCAACAAGGCTTTCATCCATTGCTTCAAGTTCAATAGCACGGCGTGCGGCTAATGCCTCAACAGCGTTACCCTGCGCTTCAAGCAACTGTATTTCTAGTTCACGGCGGTCATTAGAAAGTTTAGCAGCCGCTGCCAGTTGACGCGCATTTTCTTCTGCCGCTACCTTTGCGGATTGAGCAGCGGCATCGCTAGCAGCCTTCGCGTCCTGTGCTGCGTAGATTTGGTTCTGCAATGCACGCAAGCTTTCATCCATAGCAGCCAGTTCAAGCGTGCGCCTCGCAGCCAAAGCGCCACTTGCGTTGCCCTGTGCATCCATTAGCTGTATCTCCATTGAGACACGCTTGTTTTGGATGTCCTGCGCGGCTTTTGCAGCCTTCTCCGCTGCATCTGCAATGGCTTTGGCTTCCGCTAATTGCTTTTCAGCTATTTCAGTCTGCGCGTCAGCAACCTTCTTAAATGCAGGGGCCAGTTGTAGCAGCGCGAAATAAGCTTCCTGTCCAGCCGTTGTGGTCAGGTCAAGGCCAAGCACGGCCATCTTAAACTGCTCAATGGTCGAAATAGACGATAGGCCAAGGCGCTGCAATTCGTCAGCCACAGCCTTTGTGATAGGCGCAAGCTGCTCTGCTTCTGTTAGAAAATTGTCGCGGAAGTAATTGGTTTGTTCGACAAATTGGTCAAGGCTTTCAAACATTTGCACCAATGCGCTGCGTGCAGCTACACTTGCAATGCCGACAGCACCAAATTCTTTTCCGATAGAGCGCAGCGCAACGTCAACAACCTGATACTCACGCGCTACCCGTGCAAAAGTTTCAAACAATCCCTCGCCAATTTTCTGCATTTCAGTCAGCGATGGCAGTAATGCGCCAGCCATTTGGTCGCCAACCTTGGAGAATATAGCGTTAAGCTGTTCCTCAATTTCCTGACCTGTCAGGCCCGACAAGCTAATCTTGCCAATGCTGACTTGGAAGTTATCAAGGATTGCTTGTGCGCCATCCAAGCCAATAACCGCAGCGCCATCAATCAAGCCCTGACGCAAGCTTGCGACAACGCCCGTGATGGAATTGCGAACGTCTTGGTCAATAGAGCCTGTGGTGGTTTGATAAGTTGTCTTAGTGCTGCCACCAATGCCAAGGAACCCAGACTTCTTTTTAACCTGCTCGACAACCTGATATGTGTTGCCGCTAACGCCGCCAGCAATAATTTCAGCAATTGACGAAGATACAATGTCAATGCCAAGGTCGTGCAGTTCGCGGGTTGTGCTGGATGCAAACAGACCAAGCACGCCGCCAGAGCCTGTTTTACCAAGGCGCTGACCAGATGTATCAAACATACCGCCGCTGACAGATATTTGCTTGGCAACATTGTTAGACAGGTTAGCCATGTTGCTTTGAATAGAGCGCAACGACAACAGCATTTGATTGCTATATTCAAGGTCGCTGTTGCTGTTTGAAGCCATGATTTCAAGCGCACGGTTAATGCTGTCAGACTTCGCAGTGCTGTCACCTAGCACGCTGCCAGCGCCTTGCTGCGCTTGCATTGCCTCTGCGTCTGGAATGCTTGGGGTAGGAACGCTACCGCCCTTGCCGCCCAAGCTTGCCATGACGCCAATCATCGCAGCCACAATCGGGAATGCATAAATTCCCAGTTGGCTAAACATCTTGGATGCGCCAGATGCCGTTTGCGCCGCAGTCTTAGTTGCCTCTGTAGCAACAGTGCTGGTCGCTTCAGCCGTGTTCATAGCCATAGCCTTCAACGACATGGCAAATTCAAATGCGCGGAATGCGGTTTCTGCCGCTTGCATTACCTTATAGCCGACAGACTTTTCTTTAAAGAAGCCCTTGGCGGATGAAGCTAGGTTGCCGTAAAGGTTAATTTCGTTACGGAAAGACTTTTGCTGCAACATAGTGCGCTCTGCTTGGGTCTTGCCTTCCTTCTGCATAGCCTTGGCAAGAAGCTCTTGGCGCTTGGCAAAGTCATCATACACATTGACCAACCCGCCTACGGCCTTACCTGCATTGCCAAAAACGCCATCAAGGTCGATGTCAAAGGTCATGTCTTTGACTTCTTCCATAGCATCTGCAATTTCTTTTAGGCCATCACGAACCTTTTCAAGACCTGCTTGCTTTGTGGCATTGGCAATAAATTTCTCAAACGCATCAGAGCCTACTTGATAGCCCAAAGCCAAAGCCTCAAAAACAGCGGCTTGCTTTATTGCTTCTTCAGTGGTTAATTTCATCAAAGCAATTTCATTGGTCAAAGCGGTTATGCGCTTTTCTTGCTCATCTGTGACCTTGCCCTGTGAGCTAGCAGCAACGGCAGCTAGATACTTTTCATATTCCGCCGTGCCTTCAACTAATTGGGCATTTTCCAGCGCACGCACAGCTATGGCCCGTTCGCGCTCTTGGGTGTTTTTGCCAATCAATGAATTTTCAAATAGCAGGTCAGCCAGCGTGCCTTTGATAAAGTCATCCCGCTTCTTCTGGTTATCCAGCAACAGTTGCGCGGCATCATTTGCCTTGCCCTGCATAATAATATTGGCAGCAAGACCATCGCGGCCAGCGTCACGCGCTTTAGCAGCTTGCTTTTCATACTCTGTATTGAAGTTAAGATATTTGCCTGTCTCAACTAAGCCCTTGTAATAATCCATTAAAGCGTCAGTTGCTTCTTTGGTCTTCTTCTTTTTGGCATCTAATGCTGTGTTGCTAGTTGCCAAGCCCTGCTCACCAAGGTCTGTAGCCGCTGCGTTAGCTGCATTTGATGCTGCGCCAAGATTTGCCAAAGCGACAACGCCATTACCGACCTGCTTTACAAAGCCGCCGACATAATCTTTTTTGAAGGCAGCGCCAAAAGCATCAGTAATATCTTCGCCAACAAAAATGGCTTTTACAGCGGCCCAAAGCCCTGCAAAAATGCCAATTTGTGTGTTAATATAATTTTTGATGAATGTGCCGATTGCGGAGAATACGCTATCAAAAACACCTCCCAGCCATTCTAACTTAGGCGCGATAGAGCCAATCGCGGACGCCCAGCCGTCACGGAATATCTTAGTGACAAAGGCAACGCCACGCTTGATTAATTCAAATACGCCAAGGAATATGTCGCCAAAGCGCACGGTTTGCCCCGCGACCTGCACCTGTGCGTCACGGTTAGCATATAGCAAGGTTGTTACAGCAACGAGCGCCGTTGCAACTGCCACGAATGGGTTTGCCATCATAGTGGTAGTCAACGATTGAAATGCGCCCTGTATCATTTTTAGACCTGCGCTAAAAATAGCAGACGCAGTGCCTGTTGCTCCCAATGCCATTTGCAAGGAAATTACGGAGCGAATGTAAGAGGCAATAAAGCTTATGCCCATGCTTGCTTTAAGAGCGACAAAGGCAACGCCCACAGCACCCGCAGCGACAGCAAGCACATCCAAATTATTCGCTAGTAGGGCAATTAAGGCCGCAAGGTTTCTGGTGATGCCCAGTGTCTCGTTTGCGCTACCAACAAATTGCGTCAGGGAATTGCGTAATACCGTCATGGACTGCCCAAAGGTCATAGGCATTTTAGCCGCTTCAACCTCAACGCTATCCTTCATCTTCATGATGGCGTTAAATACTTCAGCGCCTGTCAGCTTTCCTTGTGCGCCCAGCTTACGCAATTCGCCAACAGTAATGCCCATACCTTCAGCAATCATGGTTGCTACGCGAGGCATACCCTCCATAACGGAATTAAGTTCATCGCCACGCAGCGTGCCAGATGCGAACGCTTGGCCTAACTGCATCAACGCGCCAGATGCTTGAGCAGAGCTAGTGCCAGAAACCAACAAAGCTTTATTGATGCTGTCAGTTACAGTTAAAACGCTTTCTTGGCTAACGCCCAGCGCCTTGGTCGAACGAGCCAGACGCGCATAAAGGTCAACAGTTCCTTCATAGCTTACACGGCTATTCTGCGACATTTCAAATAGGCGGGTTTGCACCGCAGCTAGTTCAGCGGAGCTACTGGTAACCAACCTAATTTGGCTCTGCATATTGGTAAAGCTATCAGCCATTGATATAAGTTCACTAGCCAATAGTCCAAAGCCAAGGCCAGCTAGAACGCCACGCAAGCCACCAAATGCCCGACCAAGGCCATTGGTCTTTTGCTCTGTGCCAGCGGCGGCATTCCCTAAAGCATTAAGGTCAGTAGTTGCCGTTTTGACTTCGCGGCTATCGACGCCAACTCTTAGGGTTGCTAAATCTGCCACGCTATACCTCGCTGAATGGTGATTGCTTATAGCGCAAATTTACGCCCTTGTCTTGCCCACATTGATTTTATCCGACCAAGAAGCCATTGCTTCAGCAATTTTCTGCCGCCGTTCTTCTGTCATGATAGATGGGTCAACCCAAGGTGGTGGGCAATGGGCATCGCTGGCTTGCCCTAGCATATATGCATATTCTTTGGATAGCGTGCGGATAGCCTTGGCTTCCCACGGTGTTAGGCTAATGCCTTGGTTGTATTGCCACGCAACAAGGTCAACATCATCAATGCCAATCTGCCCACCCATACCAGACGGTTTAGAAGGGCCAACCTCAAATAATATTTCAAGCAAGTGAGCGCCAGCCTCAATTTGAGGCATGGCGTCCGACTTGGTTTCGCGTCTTGGGCGCTTTGCCTTTGACGGTATTGTGTTTAGCCAAGCTGCGTGCTTGACGAATACGGTTAGTTGTTCAATCGTTTGCGCGAAAAAAGTTGGCGCGATTGCCAACAAACTCCTGCACCTGTTCTTTAATCCACGACCAATCAGCATAGACGGTGCGGACATTTGCGGGTGTGCAATCAAGTGCTTTGCCGTCAAGCGTAAAGCCAGACCATTCGGTTGTCAGCTTGACCAAATCGTCAATGCTATCTTCCGAAAGCTTTTCGGCATCAAGGTCAAGAGCCTTCTTGCCCTTAGCCATACGGTTCAAAGCAGCCTGTTGCTTGCCCATTTGAAGCTTTCGGTAAACCTTGCTGTCTTGTCCAAGCAAGGTAATCGTCATGCCCTCAATTACTTCCTCTGTTTCGGGATGCACAATATTGAGAACAGCGCCATCGTCAGCCATTACTGGCTTCAGCGAATTTAAGTCAAAAGACATATTAAAACTCCATCCGATGCGTCCGATTAAAGTTCTCCCCTGCCGTAGTCGGACGCAGCCACGGCAGGGAAGCTTTTATGTCGTTAAACCTTAACGACCGAATTGTCGATTTCAAGTGTAACTTCTGCCATCGTGATGGCGTCAGCGTTACCGACATTCGTTTTGTAGGACATAACCTGTGCAGTGAAATACTGGATTTCGCCAGTAACCAAAGCAACCTTAACCGAAACCTGTGCGTCAGCACCAGCGGCGGCTTCACCAGCGGCTTGCAACGCGCCTTGGCCCGTATCGGCAGCCGACAGTGCCATCGTCAATGTTACCGAACCATAGTTCAGCGAACCACGGCGCTTTGCAACGATACCCGTGCCAAGTGGCGTGTGGGTAGCAAGTGCAGCTTCTGCGCCGAACGATGGCAAATCAGAAAGCTCACCGCAAGGCAACCAAGTAAGAGCAGCAAAACCCGTTGCGTCATAAGTCGCAGGGGCAGTGGCAGAAACGGAAACTACCGTGCCTACCGAAGAAACAATATCAGACATTAAAAACCTCCATGCATGAAGAAACTCGAAAAAAACCTTTTGCGAATGATAAAGCAATCACCGCAAATCGCGCCTCATGTTATCAATAGCAATTCTAACCATACCATCTTTTGCTTGGTCTGACCATTCCTCAAATTCAAGCCTGTAAATATATGGTAAATTGTTACTAATCCTAAAAATGTTGCCTGTCGCCTTTGCAATGTCTGGCATCGCACGGTTAATAGCAACGCCGATTGCTGCATCTTTGCTTCCAGAATACTCTGTCGTAGCGTCTGATGCAGAATTTATAGACGTAAACCAGTTGGCCCTTGCCCTGCCAGTATCGACGGGCGTGCCTTGGACAATATCAGTTAGCAGGTTAAGGCATATTTCACGCACAACCTTGTCAGCATTGCCTTCAGCCTTTTTGACAAACTTGGTTATGTCGAGAGTAAAGTTGCTCATATATAAGAGCGATACGATACGGAAACGGGAACGACGAACCTATCGCCAGACATAAAGCCCACAGCTTGCGATGTGGATTGAATGGTCACTGTGACGCCCTGATAAACCAGCCTGTCGCCACGAACGAACGCAGCGGCCACAGTATCAGCCGTTGAGCGTGCTATGCCCTTACCAGCGTCCGCAGGGGCATAGACAAGCACTTGATAGATGCCGCCATACTCATCAGATGCTTGGCTTGCGAAGCCCATTGCAATTGTTTCTCCCGAAATAAGCTTTTCAGCAAGATACACCTGCCCAGCCGTAGGCTTGAAACGTGAGTTTTCCCATGCCGTAGGCAGGTTTAATGTCGCCAGTTGTGTTGATAAGGCAGCGCCAATTTTAGTAAGGCTCATCGAACGGCTCCGCAACTTGCATATCTACTGCCACTTTTTCGCCATTATCCAGCAAAAGGATATAGGCCAAGACTTCGCCGTTAGTGCTATGCAGGACGCTATCTAGCGTGCCTACATTCCAATCACAGGGGAACCAAACGCGAGAGCCTATTTGCATTAGTTTGCCCTTATCTGACAAATGAAAATGATGTTTGCGCCAGATAAACGAACAGACTTAATATCCATAATCCGATATGTTGTGCCGTCTATAGCTACCAAGCAGCCGACAACAGGCACTGGAGTAATCAATTCAAGGATAAGTCGTATATCACCCGCTTGAATTACGACCCCATCTATTTCCTTTGTGTGGTAGGCAGACGGGTAGCCTACAGCGTTTACCGTGCTTGTGGTGCTGCTACCAATGTCAGCGCCAGTGATAGGGTCATACTCTGCCCAATCTGTAAAGGTCACAGTTAAAGGCTCACCGTATTGGGCAAGCAAGCGTGCAGCGGTTTGTGCCTGTCCGCTCATACTCTGTTTATTCTCACCTGTGCAAAGCCACCATCAGACGATGAAAGCAAGTAAGGCGACAGCATACGGTTTACGAATGGGTAGCGCAGTGTTGGGTCTGAATAATCTTGATATTCGATTTCGATAACATCAATCTTTTCACGCTTCACGCGCTGGCCTTGGTCTG